AATAATATATACGTATTAATATATATAAAAAATAAATATTATATATATTACAATTTAATGTCTACAACTAGTATTACTTCTGGTTCAAATTTTATAGGTAAAACTTTAATTATTAGTTCAACAGGTACTAGCAACACTGACTATGCTAGAGTTGTTGAGTTTAATAATAATTCAACAGGCACTTATTTAGGCGTCATGTTTTCTGCTACAAATAAACAACCTTGGTTTACTTTTAAACCTCTTGGTCAGGTATATACTGAACCTATAATGCCTTGGATTTCATATATTAATGTATATTATATATATGTATTTAGTTTTATATCAAATACTCAAGTTAAATATAATATTTATGAATATAATGGCGCTTCTACTATTGTTAGTAAAGGTACTATAGGTACATATACTGGAGCTAGCGCTTTTTTACAACATTTAACTCAGTTTTGGTTAGGAAGAAATATATGGACCAATGATTTTTATAACGGTAGATATGATAAAGTAGCTTTATATAATGGTGATTTATTTGCTCTATCTGAGGCAAATATATTTTCAACGCTATTAACATTAGTAAACTCAAGACAAACAAATATAATTAATAATTCTACCACACCTCCCACATATACATTTAGATCAGTAGGAACTAATTTTTTAGGTGTAGTTGTTAATATATTAAATTTTAATACTACAACAGGATATACTGTAACAACTTCAGATATTACATTAATTGGAACCAGTGGTACATCTGGAGGTTATTTAAATATAATAGGTTCATATATAGAACCTCCAAACGCGCCTACAAATGTAATAGCAACTGCTGGTAATACTACTGCTAATTTAAGTTGGACTGCACCTGTAAGTAATGGCGGTACAGATATACTAAGTTATAGTGTAATAAGTAGTCCTTCAGGTGGAATAGCAGCAATAAATTTTGCAGCAAGAACAGCAACTGTTTCTGGATTAATTAACGGCACATCTTATACTTTTACTGTAGTAGCAACAAATATTGCTGGTACTTCATCACCATCGGTTGCATCTACTTCAGTAACACCAATAGCACCACTATATAATTTAAATACACCTAATAAACAATGGCTTATGTATTTAAATACATTGTCTTCTATTAGCGGTGATGACTTAACAATAAAACCAGATAGTGTGAGAAATTTAGTATTAGAAGTTTCTGGAAACAATAATATTCTTATTAAAAAAGGAACCATATCATTTAATTTAACTAATTATATAACAGGTGATGTTTCATTTTCTAATGTTGATGTAAGTCAAAATTTAAATCCTTTATTACCTAATAATTCAAATTTAGGTCTCCCTAGTAAAGTATGGGGCAACGCACATATACGGGATATAAGTGTTACAAATATGAGTGTAAGTGGAACTATTATTGCAGGGGGGACTTTTCCTAATGTTATACAAATAATACCACAAATAGCTAATAATACTAGTTTAGGAACTGCTACAAATATATGGCAAAGAGCATTTATACGTGATTTAAGTGGTATTACTAGCATAAATGGCACAAGTTGGCCAATAATAGGAGCAAGAGGACTCGATGGACCAACCGGACCATCTGGAGAAACACCCGGACCAGACGGAGTAACACCCGGACCACCAGGAGGAGTAGGACCAACTGGAGCAAGAGGAGCAACAGGCCCAATAGGACCAGAATTACGAGTAAATATAAATACAAGATTGACTGATATTAGTAATCTTAGATTAACCACAAAAAGTAGAATATATCAAAATATTAGTGGAAGTTTTAATGATCCATTTTGGAGTGATGTTAATGGATATTATGGATTGGCAAAAGATGCTTATCCAGCATTAAATCCTTATTCAACTGGATCATTAGCTGTTAGTACTTGGACTTCTAGAACATTACCAACCAGTACTACCTGGCGAAGTGTTTGTTGGTCACCAGAACGGGGAATGTTTGTTGCTGTTGGTAATAATAAAGTAGTTTATTCGTTTGATGGACTTATTTGGAGTGATCAAACTACAGGCGTAGATTTAAATGGTTGGTTTAGTGTTTGTTGGTCTCCACAACGTTCCATATTTGTAGCTGTTGCTTCAATTGGAACAAATAAAGTAATGTATTCATCTAATGGAATAAATTGGACTTCCGTATTACTAAGCAACAGCGTGAGTTGGGCGGATGTTTGTTGGTCGACACAGCTTGGATTATTTCTTGCTGTTGGAACTACTACTAGTAATAGGGTAATGTATTCATATGACGGATCCAGTAATTGGACTCAACCAGCACTTGATGTGCCTCTTGGTGGAGGTGCAATTGCTATTTGTTGGTCTCCTGAATGTAGATTGTTTGTTGTTGTTGGTGATGGTTTTGCTGGAGTTTCAAGTAATGGAATAACTTGGACTACTATAACAGACTATCCTTACGCTTCTTATGTTGGTATATGTTGGTCTCCACAACTTGGATTATTTGTTGCTGTTTCGTATGCTGGACAGGTAATAATTTCAAGTAATGGAATAAATTGGTCTCAAGTATCTGTCCCATATGCCGCATGGTATAATGTGTGTTGGTGTGCAGAAATTGGATTATTTATTGCTGTTGCTGATGGTGGAGAAAAAGTAATATTTTCACACAACGGAAGAAACTGGACATCAGTATTTATAGAACAACTGAGTTGGGAAAGTGTTTGTTGGTCTCCAGAACTTGGACTTGCTGTTATTGTGGGTCGTAATGGTGGTGCCGGGATAAATAAAGTTCTGACTTCTTCCTTAAAAGGTCGTCCTCCAACAAGCTATAATGTATTTGATAGTAGTTTTAATAGTATAGATGAAACTGGTAAATGGACCTTTAAAAATATGGCTGTAACAACTATGACCGCTGGAGGTGCAAATGTACCATCAGATGACCGCCTAAAACATAATGAAGTTATTATTACTAATGGTTTAGAAGTAATTGATAAACTAACTCCAAAGTTTTATCAAAAAACACAAGTTTTGTTAGATGCTAGTTATAATGGTGATTTAAGTGCTTATAGTTGGTCTCTTGAAGCCGGTTTAATTGCGCAAGAAGTATTACAAATAAGCGACCTAAGTTATGTAGTAGGCGGAGGTGATTATTATGAACAAAAATATATTTATAAAAGACAAACCAATGATTTAAGTTACAATTATTATGAACCAAGTGCTAATTATTATGAACCAAGTGCTAATTATTATAAACTAGGTGCTAATAACTATGAAATAAGTTCTAATTTAATAACACAAGCATATAATCTTAATTATAATTCGGTTTTTGTTTATGGACTTGCTGCTATAAAAGAATTACATACAAAAGTAAAAACACAAGAAACAACTATATTAGATGAGCAACTAAATGATTTAGTAACAAGAATAGAAGCATTGGAGTCAATGAGACAAGATATGTCTAATAATATTGAATAAAAATAACATATTATAAAATAATATATACGTATTAATATATATAAAAAATAAATATTATATATATTACAATTTAATGTCTACAACTAGTATTACTTCTGGTTCAAATTTTATAGGTAAAACTTTAATTATTGGGTCAACCGCTTTATCAAATGTTGGGAACTACTTACGAATTTTAGATTTTAATAATAATTCAATTGATACCTATTTATACTCAGTGTTTAAATCTGCCAACCAACAGCCTTGGGTTGGTTTTAAACAAATTGGAGTAACAGCAAATAATATAGTATTGCCTCATTCCGCAGCAATAAATGTATATTATATATATGTATTTAGTTTTATATCGAATATTCAAATTAAATATAATATTTATGAATATAACCAAATTTCTAGTACTATTGTTAGTAAAGGTACAATTACCACATTGAATACACCCAATACTTTATTACAAGGATTTACTCAGTTTTGGTTAGGAAGAAGTGCATTTAATAACGATCCATTTTATAACGGTAGTTATGATAAAGTAGCTTTATATAATGGTGATTTATTTGCTCTAAGTGAGGCAAATATAATATTAACTTTATTAGCTGTAGTAACATCAACACAAACAAATATATTTAATAATTCTACCACACCTCCCACATATACATTTAGATCAATAGGAACTAATTTTTTAGGTGTAGTTGTTAATATATTAAATTTTAATACTACAACAGGATATACTGTAACAACTTCAGCTATTACATTAAATGGAAGTGGTACTACATCTGGGGGTTATTTAAATATAAGTGGTTCATATATAGAAACAGCACCACATAATTTAAATACACCTAACAAACAATGGCTTATGTATTTAAATACATTGTCTTCTATTAGCGGTGACGATTTAACAATAAAACCAGATAGTGCGAGAAATTTAGTATTAGAAGTTTCTGGAAACAATAATATTCTTATTAAAAAAGGAACCACATCATATAATTTAACTAATTATATAACAGGTGATGTTTCATTTTCTAATGTTGATGTAAGTCAAAATTTAAATCCTTTAATATCAACAATAACACAAGCAAGAGGAACAGGTGGTACTATTAGTATTAGCGGTGGATATACTATCCATAGTTTTACAACACCTGGAACAGTTGCCTTTACTCCAGCATTTAGTGGAAATGTTGAAGTACTACTTGTTGGTGGTGGTGGAGGCGGTGGGGGTAGTCTTGGTGGTGGTGGTGGTGGTGGTGGAGTTATTTATATGCCTTCTGTAAGTGTTATAAGTGGAATAAGTTATGAAGTTGTTGTTGGTGATGGTGGGCCTTCAGGAAGCAATGGACAAGTTAGTAGAGTTTTTGGAGCCAGTGCGGCAGGCGGAGGAACAAGTGGAATATACGATATTGGAATTGGAACAGCAGGTGGTTCTGGAGGTGGTGCTCCATCAAATAATTTGTTTCTAAATCAAGGCGGAGCAAGTAGTGGTAATAGTCTTGGACCAAATAGTGGATTTATTTATGGGAATCGTGGTGGACATATGACTACATCACGAACAGTACTAAATTCCGGACCTAGCAGGGCAGCAGGCGGTGGTGGTGCAGGAGGGCAAGTGGTAGACACAAATCCAAATATTATAGACAATACTGGTCAAATTGGGGCTGGTTCGGGTGGTGTAGGTATAACCAATTCAATACTTGGAACAACTTATTATTGGGGTGGTGGTGGTGGTGGTGGTGCTGGTTCTCTACAATTAGGGGGATGGGGTGGTCTTGGTGGTGGTGGTGGTGGTGCTGGTGATATTGGAGGCGGTTTTGGTGGTGGTTGGGCATTCACTAGTGGCGCAAATGGAACAGTCACAAATGGTGGCAATGGTGGTGCAAATACCGGCGGTGGTGGTGGTGGTTGTGGTAGTCAACTAGGTGGTACAGGTGGTAGAGGTGGTTCAGGTATTGTGGTAATTCGCTATTCAGAGACAATAACTATTAGTAGATCAAGTTTAGGTCTTCCTAGTAAAATGTGGGGCAACGCATATATGAGTAATATAAATGTAACAAATATGAGTGCAAGTGAAACTATTTCTAATGTTAGACAAATAATAGTACCACAAATAGCAAATAATAGTAGTTTGGGAAATTATTCAAATATTTGGCAAAAAGCATTTATACGTGATTTAAGTGGTATTACTAGCATAAATGGTAGTAATTGGCCAGTAATAGGACCACGAGGAGCAACAGGACAACCCGGAGGACCAGGACCATATGGACAACCAGGACCAGCCGGAGCGCCCGGAACATCAAGTGGACCAACAGGTCCAATAGGACCAACAGGACCACAAGGTCCATCAGGAGCATTAGGCGTAAGTCTAAGCGCAACATTAACTGATATTAGTAATTTTAGAATAATAACAAATCATAGAATATATCAAAACATCGGTAGAAAATCCATTTACGAACTTAATCCAAACCAACAATCTAGGGAGTGGCATAGAACAAATGCTTTAAATTCAGGTAAAACTTTAGCAACTATTTTAAACGCAAACGAGCAGGCAGAAGTTTTCGCTATAGCGGCGGGTAATCCAGTTTATATTGACGGTAAAAGAAAAGCGAGTTCATCAAATCCCAATGGACGCACTTCGAGTGATTGGGAATGGCAAAATGGAGACACTTGGAACTATACTAATTGGCATTCAGGAGAACCAAACACCATCAATGAAGTTTACCTTATGATGTATGGTCAGCTCACAGGTGGGTGGAATGATACAGATGGTGCTTATGGTCATAGAGCCGTTTATATGTCTTATGTAGAAGACCCTAGTTGGTCTACAGTTAATGGATATTATGGAATAGCAAAACATGCTTATCCAGCATTGAATCCTAGGTCAAGTGGAGTTAAAGCGGTTCAAACTTGGAATATAAGAACAGCTCCGGTAGCTAATAAGTGGATGTCTATTTGTTGGTCGCCTGAACTTGGAATATTTGTTTCTCTTGCGTATGATGGAACAACAACTGATAGAATAATGACTTCGTCAAATGGAATAAATTGGACTACTAGAACATCAATCGGAAGTGATATATGGCGCGGTGTTTGTTGGTCACCGGAACGTAGGTTATTTGTCGGTGTTGCTGAAAGCGGAACGAATTTGATAATGACTTCTCCAGATGGAATTACTTGGACTGGGAGACCAGCTCCTGGTGATATCGTTGGCAAACCTAACTCTGTTTGTTGGTCTAGAGAACTTGGAATATTTGTTGCTGTTTGTTATGGTGGAAATGTGATTACTTCTAATAATGGAACAGTGTGGGTTTCTAGACTAGTACCATCAAATTCTGGTTGGTATAGTGTTTGTTGGTCACCAGAACTTAAATTATTTGTCGTGGTTGCTTATGATGGAACTCATAGAGTAATGACTTCACCTAATGGAATAGATTGGCTTGCTAGAACACCAGCAATAGGAGGAGAATCTAATAACTGGTCTAATGTTTGTTGGTCTGGAAAACTTGGAATATTTGTTGCTGTTGGTAATGGTTCAACTTGCAGTGTAATGACTTCTAATAATGGAATAGATTGGACTGCTAGAACAGGAAGACCACTTCTTAGCGACTGGTGGGCTATTTCTTGGTCGGCAGAACTTGGAATATTTGTTGCTGTTGCAAACGGTGGAACCAATCCAATAATGACTTCAATAGACGGTATAAATTGGACTACTAGAACATCAGTAACTAATGGATGGTGGGCTATTTGTTGGTCTCCAGAACTAGGAATTTTTGCTATTGTTGCAGGTTATCCTGGAAATAATGGGACCAATAGTATATTAACTTCCTCATTAAATGGTTGCCCTCCAACAAGTACTAATGTATTTGATGCTTCTGCTAATGCTAGTGTAACGCTTAATGTTGGTAGTAGTGGAGGCATAAGAACCACGAGCGGTTCATATACAATCCATAGCTTCACAACAGTTGGAACCACTCCATTCACAATTAGTTATCCTATATCAATTGAATATCTTGTAGTAGCCGGAGGTGGAGGCGGTGGTGTTGGGCGAGGAGGTGGTGGAGGTGCTGGTGGAGTTAAGGCTGGAACAACCACATTGTCGGGTGGATCTTATACTATTACTGTTGGAGTAGGCGGTGCTAGTGTGATAAACGACCAACAAGGAGGTGACGGCGGGTCATCTTCAATTGGAACCTTAATAGTCACAACTGGTGGAGGTGGGGGGGGTGGTTGGACTACAACAAGCGGACGAAATGGCGGTTCAGGCGGTGGAGCAAGCGCAGGTAATACATTGGCCGGTGGTACTGGTATTTCCGGGCAAGGATTTGCAGGATCTACACGATTAAATGATATTACAGGCGGTGGCGGTGGTGGTGCTGGAGCAGCAGCATCCGGTAAAGACGGTGCTATTGGAATTAGTAGTAATATAACAGGGACGTTAAGATATTACGCTGGCGGTGGAGGCGCTGGCGCCAACGGCAATAGTTTGCAACATGGTGTTGCATTTGGTGGAACCTATCAAGTAGCAAATGGAACATATGGAGGTGGAAATGGGGCAAGTACACCTGGAACAAAGCAACCATTTCAGGACGCAGTAGCTAATACAGGTGGGGGTGGCGGAGGACAAGAGGGATATACTGGTAATTCAGGCGCAGGTGGCTCCGGTATTGTAGTAATTCGCTATCTAACAAACACTAGTGTTATTGTTTCAAGTAATAGGATAGATGAAACTGGTAAATGGAGTTTTGCAAATGTAGCTACACCAATTCTTACTGTAAATACAACAGTTTATGGTTCAGATGACCGACTAAAGCATAATGAAGTTGTTATAAATAATGGATTAGATGTTATTGATAAACTAACTCCTAAGTTTTATCAAAAAACTCATGAAATGTTAGATGCTAGTTATAACGGAGATTTAAGCGCTTATAATTGGAACTATGAGGCAGGTTTAATTGCGCAAGAAGTATTACAAGTTCCTGAATTGAGTTTTGTTATTGGTGGAGGTGATTATTATGAACAAAAATATAATCTAATAACACAAATTAATGAACTAAGCGCTAATAACTATGAACTAACCGCTAATAACTATGAACTTAGCGCTAATAATTATAAACTAAGCGCTAATAACTATGAAATAAGCAACATTTTAATAACACAAGCATATAATCTTAATTATAATTCGGTTTTTGTCTATGGACTTGCTGCTATAAAAGAATTACATGCAAAAGTAAAAGCAAAAGAAACAAGTATTTTAAATCGGCAAGCAATTATAAATAGTTTAATAGCAAGAATAGAAGCATTGGAATCAGTGAGACAAGACATGTCTAATAATATTGAATAAAAATAACATATTATAAAATAATATATACGTATTAATATATATAAAAAATAAATATTATATATATTACAATTTAATGTCTACAACTAATATTACTTCTGGAACAGATTTTATAGGTAAAACTATAATAATTGGTTCAACTGGTTTAGCAAATCGGAACTTCTCAAGAATTTTAGATTTTAATAATAATTCAACAGGCACTTATTTATACTCCATGTTTCAATTTAACAACCAACAGCCTTGGGTTGGTTTTAAACCTATTACATCAGGAGAAACTACTATTACATATCCTTATTCTGCAGCAATAAATGTATATTATATATATGTATTTAGTTTTATATCAAATATTCAAATTAAATATAATATTTATGAATATAATGGTGCTTCTACTATTATTAGTAAAGGTACAATTACCATATTTAATACACCCAATACTTTATTACAAGGATTTACTCAATTTTGGTTAGGAAGAAGTGCTTATGATCGTGATTTTTTTTATAACGGTAGATATGATAAAGTAGCATTATATAATGGTGATTTATTTGCTCTAACTGATGCAAATATACTTTCAACGCTATTAACAGTAGTAACATCAACACAAACAAATATTATTAATAATTCTACTACATATACATTTAGATCGTTAGGAACTAATTTTTTGGGTGTAGTTGTTAATATATTAAATTATAATACTACATCAGGAAGCAATGTAACAAATTCAGCTATTACATTAAATGGAAGTGGTAGTAGTACTACTGTAGGGGGTTATTTAAATATAATAGGTTCATATTTAGAAACAGCACCACATAATTTAAATACACCTAACAAACAATGGCTTATGTATTTAAATACATTGTCTTCTATTAGCGGTGACGATTTAACAATAAAACCAGATGCTGTGAGAAATTTATTATTAGAAGTTTCTGGAAACAATAATATTCTTATTAAAAAAGGAACCACATCATATAATTTAACTAATTATATAACAAGTGATGTTTCATTTTCTAATATTGATGTAAGCATTAATTTAAATCCTATAATAGCACAAGCAAGAGGAACAGGTGGTACTATTAGTATTAGCGGTGGATATACTATCCATAGTTTTACAACACCTGGATCATCTGCCTTTATTCCAGCATTTAGTGGAAATGTTGAAGTTCTACTTGTTGGTGGTGGTGGAGGTGGTGGACCGAATATTGGCGGCGGTGGTGGTGGTGGTGGTGTTATTTATATGCCTTCTGTAAGTGTAGTTGCTGGGACAAGTTATGAAGTTGTTGTGGGTGACGGAGGGCCTTCAGGGAGCAATGGACAAGTTAGTAGAGTTTTTGATGCCAGTGCGGCAGGTGGAGGAACAAGTGGATCATGGCCTAATGGCGATGGAAGCATTGGAGGAAGCGGTGGAGGCGCAGCAGCCAATGATTCAAGAATCAATCAAGGCGGGGCAAGTAGTGGTAATAGTCTTGGACCAAATAGTGGATTTATTTATGGCAATCGTGGTGGAAATATGACTATCGCTCGCGGTAACAATCAAATTGGAGCAACAAGAGGCGCGGGTGGCGGTGGTGCTGGAGGGCAAGCGGTAGACACAGATTCAAATATTACAGGTAATACAGGTCAAACAGGAATGGGTTCAGGTGGAGTAGGTATACCCAATTCAATACTTGGAACAACTTATTATTGGGGTGGCGGTGGGGGTGGTGCATCATGGATCGGTCAAGTTGGTGGCTATGGAGGTCTTGGCGGTGGCGGCGGTGGCGGTAGCGACCGTGGTGGCGGCGGCGGTCTTGGTGGTGGTTCAGCACTCAAAATTGGTGAAAACGGATCTCTAGGTATGAATACTAAAGGCGGTGATGGTGGAGCTAATACAGGTGGTGGTGGTGGTGGGGGCAACCACATGACTGGTTTAGGAGGCGCTGGTGGATCAGGTATTGTAGTAATTCGTTATTCATCAATTTTAGGTATTTTTACTAAAGCATGGAGCAACGCATATATACGTGATATAAGTGTAACAAATATAAATGTAAATGGAACTATTTCTAATGTTAGACAAATAATACCACAAATAACTAATGACATAAGCACTAGTTTAGGAAATTCGTCAAATATGTGGCAAAGAGCATTTATAAATGATTTAAGTGGTATTAGTAGCATAAATGGGACAAATTGGTCAACCACAGGACTAATAGGACCAACCGGATTAACAGGAGTGTCTGGAGGGCAAGGACCACCTGGAGGACCAGGACCACCAGGACCACCAGGACCACCAGGACCTACCGGACAAATAGGAGCAATTGGACCCGCCGGAACAACTATTACAGCAACTTGGAAAGATATTAGTAATTTAACATTAACCACATATCATAGAATATATCAAAACATTGGCAAAAAACCTATTTACGAACTTAATAATAACGTTCAATCTTGGGACTGGCATAAGGCAAATGCTGAGAGTTTAGGCAAATCTTTGGCAACTATTTTAAACGCAACACAAAATGAAGAAGTAAGACTTCTGATATCAACTCACACATTTATAGGAGGAAAAAGAAAAGTTACTAATACAAATAATGGAACAAGCTTAGCGTGGGAATGGAGTAATGGAGATCACTGGATCTATACAAATTGGGATAGCGGTGAGCCAGGAAGCTCAGAAGAAATTGTAAAAATACATACAAATGGGAAATGGCATGATTGGTCTCCTTATTCTAATACTCATGCCGTTTATATGTCTTATGTAGAAGACACTAGTTGGAATGCGGTTAATGGATATTATGGATTAGCTAAAGATGCTTATCCGAGTTTAAATCCGCAATCAAGCGGTTTTAAAGCAGTTAATAATTGGACAATAAGAACATTAGAAACAACTGTAGGAACAAGTAATTGGCTTAATGTTTGTTGGTCACCTGAACTTAGGTTATTTGTTGCGGTTGCTTATGATGGAAACAATATAGTAATGACTTCGCGTGATGGAATAAAATGGATTCCTGGAACTGCAGCTACTGCTAGTTGGCACGATGTTTGTTGGTCACCAGAACTTAGATTATTTGTTGCTGTTGCTTCAGGTGTAACAGGTGTAACATCAACTAGAGTAATGACTTCTCTTGATGGAATAAATTGGAGTCCTAGAACAGCAGCATCAGAAACTACTAAGTGGATTGCTGTATGTTGGGCTGCAGAACTTATGTTATTTGTTGTTGTATCCATTGATGGAACTAATAGAGTAATGACTTCTAGTAATGGAATAGATTGGTACTCGAATAATCTTTCTGGTATAGAAGCTAATAGTTGGCAGGATGTTTGTTGGTCTAAAGAACTAGGATTATTTGTTGCTGTTTCATATGATGGAACAAATAAAGTAATGATTTCTAGAAATGGAACAAATTGGAATGCTATATTAGCAGGAGCACAAGATAATATATGGCGTGGCGTTTGTTGGTCTCCAGAACTAGGAATATTTGTTGCTGTTTCTGCTTCCGGAACTAATAGAGTAATGACTTCCAATAATGGAATAAATTGGATTTCAAGATCAGATGTGGGAGGTGATAATTCTTGGTATAGTGTTACATGGTCTCCACAACTTGAATTGTTTGTTGCTACTGCCTCGCACGGTCTAACAAATTGCTTAATGAGTTCACCAGATGGAATAAATTGGACTGCAAGACCTGTAGCACAATATACTACTTGGCGTGGTATTTGTTGGTGTCCAGAACTAGGAATTTTTGTTGCTGTTAGTGATACTGGATTAGATAGAGTATTGACTTCTTCCTTAAAAGGTCGCCCTCCAACAAGTTATAACTTATTTGATAACACGTATACAATTACTAGTGATAATGCCGGTGCAACTGGATGGACATATAATGCATGGACAAATGATGCGAGTACAGGATTGGATTCTACTTCAAGTTATACAGTTGCTGTAAATTTAGGTGATGGCAACGCTATAGCAACAACTGTTAATGGAGTAGCATTCCAATCGCATGCTTTATCTGGGGCTAATTTTTCTATTGGAGGCCAAGCGCTTACATATCCATCACCAACTGGTAATATTACAGGAGCAGGACTGGCACTAGCTAACACCTTCATATACGGTGCTTCAAGCCGTAGTGTAACACTTATAAATCTTACAATCGGAGCAAAATATAAGACCAGTTTCTTCTCAATGGGTTGGGAGCCTGCTGCTATTAGAAATCAAACATTTATAGCTAATAATGGACCGAGTGTTGTGATTAATCCAAATATATACGGACAATACGCGGGAATTATTATTAATTGTACCTTTGTGGCTGATAATACAGGAACACAGCTATTTACTATTAATGCTGTTGAACCAGGTGTTACATTCCATATGTATGCTTTGGCAAATCGTCTTGTAACCCCCGTATTCACTAATATTTCAACTAATAGCATAGATGAAAATGGTAAATGGACTTTTGAAAATATGGATGTAACAACTCTTAGTGTAAACAATCAATTTGTAACATCAGATGACCGACTAAAACATAATGAAGTAGTCATTGCTAATGGTTTAGATGTGATTGATAAACTAACTCCAAAGTTTTATCAAAAAACACAAGTTTTGTTAGATGCCAGTTATAATGGTGATTTAAGTGGTTATGCCTGGTTCCTTGAAGCCGGTTTAATTGCCCAAGAAGTATTACAAATAAGTGATTTAAGTTATGTAGTAGGTGGAGGTGATTATTATGAACAAAAATATATTTATAAAAGACAAACCAATGATTTAAGTTACAATTATTATGAACCAAGTGCTAATTATGATGAAGTAAGCGCTAATAATTATTATGAAGTAAGCGCTAATAATTATTATGAAGTAAGCGCTAATAATTATTATGAAGTAAGCGGTAATAATTATAATGAAGTAAGCGCTAATAATTATTATGAAGTAAGCGCTAATAATTATGAACCAATCACTAATAATTATTATGAAGTAAGCGCTAATAATTATGAACCAATCACTAATAATTATGAAATAAGTTACAATTTAATAACACGAGCATATAATCTTAATTATAATTCTGTTTTTGTCTACGGACTTGCCGCTATAAAAGAATTACATACAAAAGTAAAAGCACAAGATTCAACAATATTAAATCAAAAAAATATTATAACTAGTTTACTAGCAAGAATACAGGCATTAGAAAAATAAACTCAAACTTTATATTAGAAATATAAAGTTATAAACATAATAAACATATAAAGTTATAAAGTTATAAAGTTACAAAGTTATAAAAAATAAAATGAAAGGTCAGTGGTGTTATTATAAGTCGTATTTTCCTCCTAGTTATTGTGATTTAATTATAGAAAAATCAAAGAACCTAACTTTCAATGAAGCAACAATAGGCGAAGATGGAATCGCAATAAATAATACTCAAAGAAAAAGTGATGTAGCATGGATATATGCTAAAGATTTCCCAGAACTCTATGAAGAAGTGTGGAAACTTGAAAGAGAAGCAAATAAAGAGTGGTTTGGATTTCATATAGATAATCTTGAGTATATTCAATTGGCCAGATATAATGGTGCTTTAGGTGCCGAATATAAAAAACACCATGATGTCTTTTGGATTAATAAAAGCACAAGACATAGAAAACTCAGCGCAGTCATACAACTTTCAAATCCAGATACATACACCGGAGGTGAGTTTAAACTTTATGATTGTGATGAATATCCAAATCCAGAAGATATTAAGCAACAAGGAACAGTTATATTTTTTCCTTCATTTATTTATCATGAAGCAAATCAAGTTACTTCTGGAATACGACATAGTTTAGCACTTTGGTTTGAGGGTCCAAAATGGCGATAAACTCTTTATAATAATATAATATTATAGTCTTAAAAATAATATTATAATGTATTCACTAACAAATCCAAACAAATCACTTTCTATTACTTAATCGGCTTTTACCCACTTTTGTCTTAGTAAATTTATATTTAATAGTTTTTTTAAAACCCTCTTTTGGAATATATCTAAAAAAGTTCATATTATAAAGTCTGGATTTGCGCGAAAGTTCATTGCTCTTAACTTTATCATATATTTTCACCTTTTCTTCGCGTATATCTTCTAATGTTTGTTGTTTTCCATAACAGGTTACACTAAATCGCTTTAACAACCCTCTTTGCTCTAAACGATTTTTGATTTGAACTTTAAATAAATATTCAGAAAGACACAATAGTCGGTTTTCATCATAATAAGGTCTATTTGCATAAATAAAAATTAAGTAAAAACTCAAAATAGTGTCTATAGAGGCAACTTTGATTTTGCGCCCTTGTAGTGTTAATACATTATAACTATGACAAGCAACCGTTTTGTAAATAAACGCAATCGCATCATTATTAACAATTATTTCACAATGGTCATCTACATATTCACCAATAGGCTTCTTTTTTCTAATAACAACATTTTTAAAGCCTTCATAATTAAGTTGTTCTTTTAATATTAATGCACTAGACATAGGGTTTTCACTCAACATATCAAAATCAGGAATAGTATTGACTTGTGACCGTTCTTTTTTGGGCATATATTGACTATAAAGTGACGCAGCATAACCACCAAAAAACACTAATCCTTGATTTATAAACGATGTCTTACAAACTTCATAAAGTTTGTCTCGATCGCTATCTGAACCATCATAGTCTCTCTGAAATTCTATAGATTTACAAAGTTCTCCTTTTAACGGATAATTTTTGTTTAATAAAGTAATGCGTTTTAATATTTTTTCCCAACGTGTTACATCTCCCATTGGTCTAGACAATTCAACATACATAGCCATACGCAAATAGTTAGGAGGGCAATAATTTATAGCATTTATTTTAATAGCTTTTTTGAATAAGTTTTTAAACAATGTTTTGTCTAAATAGGTTATGTCTGCAATAGGAATAAAATTAACAAACACTTTATATGTTCCAGCGTGAACCGATGATTTTGCCTCTACTTCCTCGTAACCGGCTTTATAATATATATTTGTTAGCTTTGTTGCATATTCCATTGCTAATGGCGTAAAAAAATCATAGTCAGGTATTTCAATATCTTTGTTATAAAATCGGTCTTGTTCTGGTAATATATTATTTACAGCTGTTCCGCCGTAACATAAGGTATTATGTGTTCTTAAAAATTCTTCTAATATTTCTATTATTTTTTTTATAGTATCGGATTGTACTAATTTTTTTCCTACTTCATAAGTAGCACTATCAATAGCATTTCGTAATATTTTTAATTCTTTTTCTTCAAAAGATTTCATAATAAATTATATAATATAATGTGTTATTATAATATTTTTCCATAAAATAGAAAATAGAAAATAGAAGATATAAAATAGAAAAATACTAGTTATTATTGCTGTGATAAAATTCCTTGTAATGTACTAGCAACATCTGATACCGGTCTATGACTTGTAAAAGGAATAATAGGAAAACCAGTTGGAACATTAGCAATTAAATGATTAGGTTTTAAAATCCACGAATAGTTTCCTTTATTTGTAAATTGTTTTATATAGCTTTCTAAATTCGCATCTTTGGTTTGATATTTCATAGCTATAGCATTACAACCATAACCATAAGCTGACGCAAACTCATTGTTATTTACAGAATTATTTAAATTAGGCAATACAATAACAAAATTTCTCTTTGTTTCATCTATAAACTGGCTTGTTTTGCCTGCTATTTCAGTATATCTATAGGTTTTACAGTATGCACTTTTACCTTTTAAATTAATATATGTTTTCAATTTTGCTAATTCAACATTTGTTTCTATTATATTATTTGATGGGTAAAAATCACATATAACAATAATCGTTTTGTATAGATCTCTCATTTGAACATTTAATATTGATCCAGTTGTATAATTATGTTGTTTCATTATGCGAAAAGTGTTACTATCCGAAGTAGCTAGATCTAAGTATTGTTCAAATAGTGCTCCCATTTTTTCTAACATAGTCAAATTTGTGCTCATAACCCGAAAATTTAAAATCAAAGGATCGCGACTACAATTTGTATGAATAGCATCAAAAGCACGCGTTGTAACACTGCTTAATACATCACCTAAATCTAAAGAGTTATATGTTTCTTTTATATAGTTGCTATTTGCTGTCGATGAAGCTACTATTGGATTATTATTATATGAATAAATTTCAAAATCTAAAAATCTACATCCATTAGAAATCGTTTTTTCTAAAGCACATAAATTAACAAAATTATTTTTATAGCCATCACCACAACAACAATTATAAGCACTTTTAACATAATAATTTTTAAATATAGAATTAGATATATCAAATTTAGTTGTAGTTAAATCCGTTGCACTACTTGCTTCTACTGTATTAGCACTTGTAAAATAAGATTTTCCAATATTAGCCCTATAATATTTCTCTAATTTATCACATGTTCGTTGTTCTAAAGCTAATCTATCATATATCCAACCAAATAATATTAATAATATTAAAATCACAATACTCATAGTCATATACAAATATATTGATGGAGTAGCGTTTTTAGTGTCATTAGGTGATTTAGTTAATCCAAAAGCCTCTGTAATAGTACTAATTATTGAATTCATTGAACTTATATTAATATATTAAAACATTTAATTTTAATTAAAATACTTTAGTAGTTTATTAATTAACTATTTTAACAAATTAACAAATTAACAAATTAACAAATTACTTTAATATTAGTATAAAATTATTATAGTATATAATAATTATTAGACTATGGCAGGTGGATTATTAAACTTAATAGCTATTGGCGATCAAAATGTTATGTTGACTGGTAATCCTACTAAAAGTTTCTTTAAATCCACATATTCAAAATATACTAATTTTGGATTACAAAAATTTAGGATAGACCAAGTCGGACAAAAAGAATTGGAGGTTTCAAAATCTACAACTTTCAGTTTTAAAATAGAACGTTATGGTGACTTATTGATGGATACTTATTTAGTAGTAAAATTACCAGCAATATGGAGTCCAGTATACTATTATAATAAATATAGTGATATTAGTGCTGTTTATAGACCATACGAATTTAAATGGATTAAGCATATTGGATGTCAATTAATGGAAGAAGTTAAAATAATGATTGATGGAATAACTATTCAAA